CCCATTGATCTAGACTCTACATCCTCAGGGTGAACCTCTAACATTTCTATAAGTTTAGTTCTTACCCACTGCTGTAGTCTCCTACCCTTTGCCTTAGCAGACTGAACCCTCATCACGTAATCTTTCACTTACAATATCTATAACATATTTTGCTATGGTCTTATGACCTTCTATAGAAGGATGTCCATCGTTGGGTATTTTATCGTAACGGAATAGTCCTGGAGGCCATTCAGTTTCACCACGTTCAGCATCGTGTGTACCTTTGAAGTACATGTCATATTTGTTGTCAGTCTCTATAGGTTTTAGTAGTGTGCTAAAAAAAGATCTGTTTGATCGTCCCACAGATGCAACGTATGCTTTCATTGCGTTGAGTGTAACACTCTCTTTAGCCCTTCCATATTCGTCAGAGTAAACCCTACTAAGTCCAAAGTTTATCCACTCAGCAAACCGAGGTCCCTCTACATGTCCCCATCTGAATATGCATCTGTCATAAACACTACCATGCTTATCACGTTCATGTGAATATCCTGTCCACCTCTTCTTTTTCTTATCATAAAACTCATTCCTAATAGGAACGGTAGTTTGAAGAAAGTAGAAATCATAAACCTCAGTAGGTGGTTTAGTAAACAGGTGCCTCATAACTTTTTCATTACAAGCACCACCATATGATAGGTTTACTTCCTCAGCTCCGAAGTGATCACATACTAACTTAGACCACCTAAAATCTTCTCGCCTTACGGCTAGGCGTTCTAAACCTCCACCATAGGTAAATGAGTCGCCGTCAAAATAAAATTTCATTTCTTCTGGTACTTCTTGATTGATTGTTCCCATTCCTTCATGCTGCTTTGGCAATCAGGTGGTTCAGGATCCTTTATACCCTTGATCTTCTTCCACTGATTATACATTGCTTGCAAGTGCCATGACTGTGCAAGACTTTTTGGTCCGTTCTCTAGTAATTCAAGTTCTTTTTTATTACTAGTGAACTGCTTATACTCTTCTCTCCATTCAGTCACTAGGTCTTCCTCCAATAGCATCCCACATATCCTGAACCATATCTCTAGGTTTCACAGTTCGTTCGTGCATATGTGGATCCACCCAGGTCTTCCATTTATCAATCTGTTCCTGTGTGGGCACTTCAATTCTTACCATAGTGCCTTCTTCCTCAAACTCTTTATTCATATCAATGTATGTTTGAGGTGTAACCTTATCAAATTCACTCATTCTTAGTCAGAGTCCAAGAACCGTCATGGTTATCTATCCATTCTAACACATCTCCCTCCTGCCATCCAACTTTTTCTAGGAATTCAGGAGGGAATGTGAGTACGCCATCATCATGTACAGTCAATGTAGTGTTCATACTAAGCTCTTTTTCTTGACCTCTTCATTGCTAGCGATGACACTAGAGTTGCAGATGCAACGACCAACATGAAGGAAAGCAAACCAAATACTGGTTCATAGATGCTGGTATGCACGGTCTCCCATGTACCAGGCAGGAAATAGACTGGTGGATTTGCTAGAAAATACATTTTGGTTTCCCGTACAATCTATATTATCTTAGCACACAAGGGCAAACCCATTTTCGTTGCAAAGGTTCATGCTTTTGCCTTCTCCTCCTTCAGAGTTTTGAAGTAGAGTTTATAATACCTCTTCTTCATCTCCTCTAGAGTCTCCATATCTTCTTTGAATCCCATGAATTTGAGATGTTGGTATGTACCCTCCATCTCACTGATGAGTAAAAGAAGATATTGGCACTCTACAGGTCGCCCACCGAAGTCATAGAACTCTTTACAACTGGAATCCACTGAACGAATCCTTCTTCACATCCTGTTTGATACCACCCACAACGTAGGACTCCACTTCCGTCTCCTGTGGGGCGACCTGGAGACCTTTAGAGGAGATCCAGTGCTCGGTCCAGGGAAGTGGGTTGTTGTGCACTGGAGCGTCATACAGAGGGGTCAAACCAATCGCTCTCATACGCTTGTTAGCGATCCACTCCACATACTTGACGAGGAGTTTGTCATTGAGACCGATCATGCTTCCATCTTTGAACAGATACTGTGCCCACTCCTTCTCTTCTTCCACTGCCTGAGCAAACATATCGATGACAGTCTGCTCTTCCTCCTTGATGATCTCTACCATCTCAGGATCATCACCCTTCTGCCATGCTTTGATGATCTGCTGAGTCAACACAGTGTGCAGGTTCTCATCACGTGCAATCAGAGAGATGATCTTAGCAGATCCTTCCATCAGTTTTAGTTCACCAAAGGCAAACGAACATGCAAAGGACACATAGAAACGAATACCCTCAAGGATATTGACGTTTGATACTGCCAGATACAGACGACGCTTCAGTTCCTTACGGGTGTAGACAGCGGTAGGAGAGTCAGCATAGTCTGCTGTCCACATACTACCAGCACCCCACTCGTTTGCGACGTGCAGGAACTCATCGTACGCTCTGGTGACACTCTTAGCACGTGCCAAGATACGTTCGTCATCAAGAATAGTATCAAAGACCTCAGCAGGGTCAGGATACACGTTCTTGATAATGTATGTGTAAGAACGTGAGTGGATCATCTCCATAAACTGCCACACGTTCATTGCACCTTCCAGTTCAGGAAGAGCACAGTATGGGGAGAATGCCATACCAGGACCACGACCCTGCACAGAGTCCAGGAGGATCTGATACTTCAGGTTGGAGGTGAAGATGTGCTTCTGCTCAGGACGTAGAGTCTTATAGTCTCCACGATCCTTTTGAAGAGACACCTCTTCTGGACGCCAGAAGTATCCCAGCATCTGACTGGTCAGTTTTTCAAACTGTGGATACTTATATGAATCGTAGCGTTGGACACCAAGGGGTGCCCCAAAGAACATAGGTTGTGTTTTGGTGTCAACGCGAGTGTCATTGAACACCGTCATGCCTTTCACAGACATATCATTGGAGGCGCTTTTTCTAAATTGCACAGGATTCGCAGGCTTCTTCGTCTTCGTTTTGAATAGAGGCGATGAGTGCATCCGTTTCAGGTACATCATCTTTCCATCCAATGGAGTGTGCCGGTTCTTCCATCTCGTCCGACTTGAGGTCATTAGTATTCTGGTAGTAACTAGTTTTCCAACCGTATTTGTATGTTGTCAACAAATCGTTCGCCATGACGGACACGGGTACTTCGTTGTTGTCGTAATCGATAGGATTGTAAGACCAGTTACCAGAGATTGCTTGGTCAAAGAATTTTTGCATAACCGAGACTACATTGATGTATCCTCGGTTACCTTTCATCTCCCAGAGCAACGTGTAGTTATTCTTCAGTCGTTGATATTGTGGGACCACTTGCTTGAGTGGACCTTTCTTCGACTTCTTGATGGACAAAAAGTCACGGGGCGGTTCAATTCCGTTTGTGGCATTTGACACAACGGAACTGCTCTCCGAAGGCATTTGTGCGGACAGTGTGCTGTGCCGTAGTCCATGCTCGGAGATAGATGACCTAAGACTATCCCAATCATGTTGCAGCTCAGCAGTTGTGATCTCGTCAACGTCTCGCTTGTAATGGTCTATCGGAAGTTGACCGTGAGAATATTTAGTTCTAGAGAAGTATTCACATGCACCCCTCTCCTGTGCCAGTTTGTTGGATGCTTTGAGAAGATAATACTGGAAAGATTCAGTCAGTTGGTGAACTGCATCCCATGCCTCTTGACTGTCATAGTTGTAACCAAGTTTAGCAAGGTAATGTGCCAGACCAATGAACCCAACACCCAGTGAGCGACGTGCTTTTGTGCTGATCTCTGCTGCCTTGACAGGATACTCCTGATACTCGATCAGTTCATCCAAACCACGGACAGACAACTCACACAAGTCCTCCAGTTCCTCGTCAGACCTCACCTTACCCACGTTGATAGCAGACAGGATGCACAAGGCGATTTCACCCGCTCCATCGATGTGCTGGATGGGGTCTGTGGGCAGGGTAATCTCCTGACACAGGTTACTCATCGACACCTTGTCAGTGAACGAGGAATGGGTATTACAGTGGTCGATATTCATGATGTAAATACGACCAGTCTCTGCCCTTTCCTTTAGGATTGCAAGGATGAGATCTTGTGCATTGATAGTAGTCCGTGGAATGGACTCATCTTGCTCGTAGTGTACATAAAGTTGATCAAACTCATCCGTACCAAATGCATCAAACAGACCATCAACAACATGAGGACTGAACAACGAAATTGTTTCGTTCCTGATGAACCGTTCGTAGAATAGTTTGCTGAACTGGATAGAGTAGTCCAGTTTCCGGACACGATTATCTTCTGTACCTTTATTGTTCTTCAGGACAATGATGTCCTCTATCTCTTGGTGCCAGATTGGAAAGTGGACAGTCGCTGACCCACCTCGGACACCGTTTTGTGTGCAGCATCGTACAGTTGATTCAAACTTTTTGAGGAAGGGGACCACACCTGTGTGTTGAACCTCTCCGCCTCGGATCTTACTGTTGATGCCACGGATTGCACCCGCGTTGATGCCGATACCCGCCCTCTGTGCAACATATTTACCAATAGCCATATCGCTGCTAAAGATGCTATCGAGGGTGTCATCAATATCAACAAGGACACAAGAAGCAAACTGTCTAAGGGGCGTTCGCACTCCCGCCATGATCGGCGTTGGGATGTTGATTCTGTGTCGGGAGATTGCGTCGTAGTATCGTTTGACATATGACAGGCGATTCTCTTGGGGATAATTAGCAAACAGAGTTGCAGCAATCATCATATACATCTGCTGCGGGGTCTCAAAGACCATCCCGTTGCTTCTATCTTGTACAAGATACTTATCAACAACCTGACGGAGACCAGCAAACGTAAACAAATAATCACGTGAGTGTTCAATATAACCACTCAGCGTAGCAATTTCTTCTTCACTGTACTTATCTAGGATGCTGGAATCATATACACCACGCTCAATACAATCATTGATGTGCTCTGATAGTGGTGGGATGTCCTCAATAAGACCATACAGTTGCTTACGAACACTAAACAACAGCAATCTAGCAGCGACGAACTGATAGTTGGGGTGATCAAGATCAATCAAATCACTAGCAGACTTGATCAGAATCTCCTGAATCTCTGCTGTTGTGATACCATCAAAAAACTGGATGCCTGATTGGATCTCTACTTGAGAAGCAGATACACCTGCAAGGTTTTCACATGCACGTTCTACCATGATGTGCATCTTATCAAGATCAAGAGGTTCAATAGAACCATTACGCTTGACCACCTTTGTACCGTTCGTCATACTCTTTTCCACGTTTGAAGTTTTAGTTTTGCTTCTAATCCTTTGTAAGTATTAGATTCTATCAGGTTTTGGACATCGTGTCCAGCGAGAACCATGTCGTTCAGATCTTTTTCATGCACATTTGAGGGGAAGATTACCACCGGTAAGGCTTTGTCGATGGTCTTAGTAATTTTAGAGACGATTTCCCTGGAACGGGGCTCGTTGTCGTATACGAATACGAATCTATAATCCATACTGCTAAGGTCAACATCGCTACCACACATAGCAATAGCATTGGCAAGGAAGTCGGAGTCGAACGGTCCCTCTGTAACGAATACAGTCTTTTCTTTGTCAATTTTTTCTAAGCCATATACTTTAGGATGGTCCTCATCGAGCATCATGGTGAGATATTTAGGTTGTACATTGCTGTCCAACGCCCTCCCCTGAAACCCAATAAGTTTCTTGTCTACATCATACATTGGAATGATAATTCTTGCATGATCTTTATAGATTTTTTCATACGTTGGTTTGAATGTATTACAAAATCTTTGAAAATTTTCAGCGTAGAAATATTTGTCAGGATCCAAAGAACGTTTGGTCAAATACGCTACTGCTGTGGCATTCTCTGACGCTTTAGGTAGATCTAATTTCCTTTTGAATACCGGTTTCCTACCAGTGTAGACAGGATCAGGTGTGTTTGATGCTATACCTGTGATGCCTTGCTTATACCTTTCCATCACATACTGATCATATAACCTGGAGTCCATGTGCTTCAGGAAGTATGTAAAAGACCTTGACTCACCACAGTTATGACACTTGAAGTTGAAGTCGGTCTTTATCTTGTAGAGGTATCCCCTAGTCTTATTCTTATTCTTCTTGGAGTCGCCACAATAAGGACACCTGAATGTATACAGGTCGTCCTTAGTCTTCTTGAACTTCTTCAAGCGAGCAGACACCAACGCGATATACTTGCTGTCGATGTGTAGCACGGTGCTTAGAGTTACTTCGGGTTCACTATAGCACTAGAGGTCTGTCCAGTCAAAGCTCCCACCATTCTCTGACCTATAGGAGATACCAGGACACTGATCACTGCTAGCGATCCTGCAATACTCCACATTTTCTTTTCTAAAGTTCTCAAGCGAACATCAATGAGGCGTATGTCTCGCTCACACCCCTTCTTTATAATATCTGCTTCAGCATGAAATTCAGTTCGCAGTTCCTCCACTTTATCAAAGAGGACTGCATCAATTCTATCTTGTTTATCTAATTTTTCATTATGAACAGCAAGAAGTTGACCCATCTTCACGGAGTTATCCTGAAGTGACTCTACAACTTTTTCCAGTCTCTCAAGTATGGCTGTGTTTACCTGATCGTTGATCACTTTGGCATCCAGATCTTACGTGAACGGGGACCAAGGTAAGCATACTTTTTTTTCTTTCTCCTTACCGGAGGATCATCACCTGCTTCCTCAGAACCTGCAATCTTTCCCCCCGAAATACTATTCGTGGGAACATCCTCTCGGATAATATTTAGTATACGCTCTAACTTTGAATCATCCATTAGATTGTGTTCAGAATGTCGTATACTTCCTGATCGATTGGTAGGTCATCTAATCCAGACTTAGGATACTCTGGAATTCTGTTCAGGAAAAGCAGAAATGTCTTGAGCATTGACCAGTATTCCTGATCAATTTTGTAGAATAACAAGGGAACAGCACCTTCATCAAAGATGTTGAAGCAAATGATCAAGTGATTCAAGATTAGATGATACTTTAGTTCACCACCTTGAGTTTGATACTTCTTCAATAACCTTTTGATATATTTGAATCGCCTCATATCATTTTGAAAATCCTCCATTGTTGCCGCAAGAGGATTTTCGTAATATTTTATGGCAAATAACAAATAGTTATCATCATTTAGTTCATCAAATCGCATTTAGTAATCATGCAGCAACGGTAAGTGACCCTGCAGCAGTACCAATAGCGGCGGAGTTAGTGATAGTAGAGGCAGTGTTAGTACCTTTGTCCTTGATCGTGCCACCGTTCAAGGAGATAGCATCAGCGCCAACGGAGAGAACGTCATCTGCATCCGTTGCAGCAGCACCAGCACCGAGGGCAAGCGTGAACAGGAGACGATAGGTACCTGTACCAGAGGCGTAAGACAGGGTGTGGTTGCTATTGGTATCGTTGTCAAGTTCGAGTTGAGGGGTACCAGTAACATCAACTTCTTCGTTGAATGTCACACGGACAGACAACGTACCACCAGCAGCCTTGCTGAAGGAGGTAGTCAGAAGATCAATGTTAGTGATGTCAGCAGCACCAACAGAAACTGCCAGACCACTGATTGCCACGAGCAATTCAGGGGTTGCATCAGTATTGTCACAGCCAGTCAGCGCAGACCCACCCCTAAGGACCCAACCTGCGTCGGTAGCATAAACTTCTTTCTTCTCGGTAGCAGTCAAATTCTTTGGCTTAGATTCGTCTGCGTCCGATGCTCCCCAAAGTGCCATGTGTTTCTCGTTGGTTAGTCGTTTAGATATTTATGTCAGTCCTCGTCCTTTGCTTTGATAGCAGCAACAACTTGTTCGAGAAGGATGTCATCCATCTCAGTTTTAGTCATTGCAACTGCTTTGCGAAGGATAGCGACACAAACGTTGATCATCATCTCGCCCAGTTCCTCGTTCTCGGGGATCTTGGCAACAGCATCCATCACAATTTTAGATGCTAAAGGAAGTAGGAAACCCATCATTCATTGATGCGGACATCAAACTATATATCAACTCAGCACTTCCACTTTCTAAGTGCTAATGCCTTACGAGTAGGTTCACCGTTGGGTTTTTTCATTGGTCCTTTGACTCCACCCATACGGGCACAGAAAGATTTCTTACGAGGACCACCTTCTGGTTGTGGTGCCTTCAGATCTGAACCAGGATTCTCACGTTCATAAGACTTACGTCCCTTCTCATTCAATCCACCCGTCTTATTCTTACCTTCCTTACGCTGCCATGC